ATATCTTTGTAAAAATTTGGTTATGGAAAAAACAACTATTTTAAAACTTGAAATTGCCAACCTTCAGGAACATGAAGAACTTCTTGCACAGGCTGAGGCTGCTCTCAAAAAGTTAGAAACATTTAAGCTGGAAGTAAAGCATCAAGGACCTTCTCTCTCAATGGAGAAGGAAGATAAGGTTCAGCCTCAAAAGAAATAGATTTATCATCCATATTTATAATAACCATTATCTTATAGCCTTCTAATTCTTCTTTTAAGTGGGCTAACTTTTCCTCATACAAAACCCTATTCTCTTCTTTTAGTTTTTCATACGCCCAATCACGAACCCCGTAAGAGTCTTTTTCTTTGTTACTCTTTACTACTACCTCTACCATACTAAAATTTTTCTTATTGATTTTCAACCAGTTATATATTTATACTAAAAATATGTAGTATAAAATTTGCTTCATACTACAAAAGTGTAGTATATTTGCAATATCAAATTAACGAATACAAATTTAGAAATAAAAATGAAACGAACAAGAAAAAAGAAAAATTATAACAGAATTTCTCTCGGAACTATTCACAGAGAGGTTTTATATAAAGAATTTGAGGGCATATCAAGGCAAAGTATAGACAACGCTCTGAATTATAAAACCGATTCTGATTTAGGTAGAAGTATCAGAGCAAAAGCCAAAGAACTCCTAAAAGAAGAAGTAAAAAAACTAAAAATAGAATTAGATGAATAACCCAATAAGCTCCTCCCCTATTCCAGAAGGCTATGTTTTAGTGCCACAAGACACATATAACAGGTTTCTGAAACAGATAGAATGGGAAAGCATAGAAATACCAAGCATCAACGATGTAAGCGAATACACAGGGATTTCTATTGAAAAGATAAAAAAAGACTTAAAAAAATACGACTGCCCACTTATGGAGTTGGAAAAAGGAGGAAAAGGCAGAGGAAACATTAAGAAATTCATTAAAAAATCAGCAGAACTCTATAAAGACTGGGTAAGAAAATAAAAACTCCCAGCTGGAACTGGGAGTAAGTAACATTAACTTTAAAATCATTATCGATTATGAAAACAACTTTAAAACAAATAACGATGGCAAATTTACAAAAAATAGCAGAAAAAACAACAAGAGGTTGTGATTTATACAGAGTAGCTTGGAAAATGATAGAAATCCAAGGGTTTGAAAACTACGATAACAGCGAGTTTCTTTGGTTCCAATTGTTCTTTGACGGACTTGACAGACAATGGTGTGTGGAAGAAAAAGTAAGCAGAAACAAGTGTGAATGGGTTTTGACAAGAGATGGCGAAGAAATCTCACCACTTGGGAAACACTCAAAATTCATTGAAGACTTCATAGAAAGTAAAAAAGAAGAAGAATTAGAATACATATACTGATAGTTTTTAATAGATAGTTTGATTTTTCCACCGCCCAAATCTTTTTCATTGTACTCATTCATAAATTAACTATTCATAGTGGGCGGTGGTTTTTAAAAAGACAATAAGATGAAACCAATATACAAGATACACAAATTAAGACTTTGGAAAAAATGGGTAATGAATAACAGAAAGTATGATTTAGCCTACCATAGAAACTTCTACGATAATAATACTTATGAAAACGAATTACAAAGAGTTGACCGAATTCTTGCGGTTCTTAAATAAAATCTACAAAGAATATAAGGGCGAAGAATTTAAGCCAACAGCAGAAGAATTTAAAAAAGTAAAAGAACGATTCACAACAAGATAAAAACAAGTGCTGTCTGAATTTAACACAAAATAAATGTTAGAAATCTGGTAACAGACAGTGCTTTAAAACTCCCTGTTGCAAGTAATCTACCAAGAAAACAAACAAGTGCAGGGTAACACAGCCCAGTTGTCCGAAAACTGGAAAACACGAGCAACGCTGGGCTGTTTTTAACAAAGTAAAACACAACCACCGTCAAGCCATACTAATCCATAATGTCTTTGTATACTTAATTTTTTCTGGCGGTGGTTTTAACTAAAAAATAAACAAAATGGAAACAAACGAAAAAGTAATTACCAAACAATCATTAGGAAACTTTCTTAACAACTCTAAAACAACAGAGTTTTTAGAGAAAACATTAGGAAAGAGAAAGTCTGAATTTGTATCAAACTTATTAGCCCTTTCCGATGCAGATAAAGGTTTAGCGCAATGCGACCCATCCGAGCTGATGAAGTGCGCAATGAATGCAACAGCGCTGAACTTACCATTGAACAAGAACTTGGGATATGCGTATGTAATTCCTTACAACGGAAAGCCACAATTTCAAATGGGATACAAGGGATTTATCCAGTTGGCTGTTCGTTCAGGGCAGTATAAGACCATTAACACTTGCGAGGTAAGGAATGGCGAGATTAAGAGAAATAAGTTCACTGGGCATATAGAGTTTTTAGGCGAAAACCCAGAGGGCGAAGTGATAGGATATTTGGCTTACATAGAGCTTTTAAATGGATTCCAGCAGTCTTTATATATGACTATTCAAGAAGTTCAGCAACACGCCAAAACATTCTCAAAATCTTTCAATTCGGCAACTTCCATTTGGAAAAAAGACTTTGATGCTATGGCAAAGAAAACAGTGCTGAAGCTCCTTTTAAATCGCTATGGTGTTCTTTCGGTAGATATGCAGAGAGCGATAGAGAAAGACCAAGCAGATGCAGATGGGCAGTATATAGACAATCCTCAAAGTAGAATTGTGGTAGATGCCGAAGTAATCCAGCAGGAAGAACCGCAAGAGGAAGTAGCAATAGAAATAGACCTTAAAAATGATGCTTAATATAATTAAATCAGGCAGTGATGGAAATGCCGTGGTCTATAACAAGACCATAATGGTGGACTGCGGTGTTTCTTTCAAAGCCTTACAAGGAGTAACAGAGGATTTACAACTGGTTTTGCTGACACACAAGCATAACGACCACATTAACCTGAAAACGCTCACAAAGTTACAAAGTAAGCATCCGAATATCAGAGTGGCTTGTTGTGAGTGGATGATAGAAGAACTGCCAAACATTAAGAACATAGATATTTTGGAAATAGGCAAAATCTACAATTATGGAAACTTTAAGGTTTCGCCTGTAAAACTCTATCACGATGTACCAAACTGCGGATATAGGATTTTTATAGAAAATTATAAAATATTCCACGCTACGGATACAGCACATTTAGAGGGTATTTCAGCCAAAGGATATGACCTATATGCGGTAGAGCATAATTATGATGAAGAAAAAGCGCTGAATGCCATAAAAAAAGCGCAAGAAGAGGGTAAGTATTGCCACGCAGTAGGAAGCATAGAAACTCATTTGAGCAAGAAACAGGCGAAGGAGTTTATAGACAATAATAAAAAAGAAACCAGTGAGGTGGTAAAACTTCACAAGAGCAAGAGTTTTTATTGAAATGAAAGAAGAATTAGAAAAGATACAAGAGTTTTTAGAAATAGATGTTTCGGAAAATCCAGAGGAACTGATAGAACGGATAAAAACACTCAATGTCTATATGGCACGAAGCGGTAGAATGTTAGCGGATGCAAAACAGAGACTAAGAGAAAAAAAAGCATCCGAGATTTCTAAAACGATTTTGGAAATAGCGAAACAGAATTTTTTAAGCGCCAAAGCACAAAATGCACTGGTGGATAGTATAGCTCAAGAGGAGAATTTCTTGGTAGACTGGGCAGAGCGAATAAATAAATCCTGCACTCATCAGGTGGACGCTTTGAGGAGTTTATTAAGCTATGAAAAAGAACAATTAAGATTAACACAATAAATAATATAACATGGCACAATCATTTTTTGGAAGCATAGACTACGACAAATTAGTAGAAGCTTTAAAAACAGGACAGGTAAAAACTTTTAAAACTGATAACGGCAAAAGACTGGTAAATGTGAATGTTTGGATAAACGACACGGAAGACCAATACGGCAACATTGCATCAATCTCTCTCCCCTTGAAAGATGAATTTAAAGAAGAGAAAAAGAAAGTGGTCTATGTAGGGAATATGAAAAAATCCACTCCAAGTATCACAGAAGCAACACCAGAAGATTTTAATGATGCAGGAAATGAAGACTTACCATTCTAAATTAACAAACTATGTCTATAACATCCACAAAAGCATTTGCAGAGATTCAGGTAAAACTACCTGACAGGAGAAGAGAAGTTTATAAGGCTATTGCGAAAAACCCTAACTCATCAATTTATGATATAGCCGATGTTTTGGGCTGGAATTTAAATCAAGTGAGCAATAGAATAAACGAGTTGGTAAATTCAGGATTGGTAGAGAAAACAGGTTCAGAAATACACGGAAAGTTTGAAAGGGATTTGTTTTCTGTTATCACTGACAAGGAGAAGATAATCGAAAAGCAAAGACAATTATACAAAGGTTTTACTTCGATAAAAGATGATTTAGAAGCCGATTATAATAATTGCAAAACAGAAAACGGAAGAAAAATTTTAAAAAACAGAATAGAATACTATAAAGAAAAAATAAGGAATTTAAAATGGTTGATTTAAAAATACTTGCAGAGGACTGGGCAGACAAACAAGGGATAATGAAGTTTGGAAAACCAATGAAACAGCTTCTAAAAACGCTGGAAGAGATTATGGAACTCCACACAGCAATAGAAGATTACAATTTAAAGGAAATAGAAGATGCAATCGGCGATGTAGTGGTTACTTTGATAATCTACGCCAAAATGAAGAGCATCACACTTTTTCCTAACGGCAGTGAGGAGTTATCCGATTCCAAAGGAACAGTGCAAGACCCTTACTTCCTTTTAGATAACTGCAATAAACTTATGCAGTTGGAAAAGTTCACTAACGATTCAGTAGAAAAGTACCACGCTGTTCAAATGATGTTGTTCTTGCTGAACCAAATCGCCAACAGGTTTAACCTTAAAATTTGGGAATGTTTGCACTCGGCTTACAAGGTTATAAGTGGCAGGAAAGGGAAAATGGTTAATGGAGTTTTTATTAAAGACTAATGGAAGCAGGACAATACGCTACCTTGAACAAAGATGTAGTCTTTAAAAAGGTGGTTTACAGCAAAAAGGGAACGAAGGTAAAAATCATCAGCATAAGTGGAAACGCTGTGATTTACGAAACAGAAAACGGAAAACGCTTTCCGTGTAACATTAAAGATTTAGAATGAAAATAGAGTGAAACAATGAAATATACAGCATTTGAAAACAAAGACAATCATTTATTAGAAGTGTATACCACTTGGCATGGCAAATTGGGAATATGTATTAAATATAATTTATATCAAGAAAACCCTGAGTTAGAAGATGAATTCAAAACTCTTTATCAAGAATATAACTTATCAATAGAACCAGAAGATATAGAGCCTTTAATAGAAACGCTCAAAGAAATAAAAGTAGTTCTTGACAAGAAGTCAAAAATAGAGGAAAAATAAAAGTAATTAGACAGAGTAGAAGTTCTTTAAAACATTAAAATCAATAAAAAATGGAACGAGAGAGTTTTGTTTTTTATCGCAGTTTTTTTGAGAGTATCAGGGATTTGCCGAGGGATATTCAGGGAGAAGTGCTTACAGCCATAATTGAGTATGGCTTATACGGAGAAACAACTGAAAATCCAAAGCCGATAGCAGGGGCTATTTTGAAACTTGTAATACCTCAAATAGAAGCGAATAACAAACGATATAACAACGGAAAAAAAGGGGGAAGACCCACAAAAAACAAAACCGAACAAAAACCAAAACAAAACCAAAACGAAACCAAACCAAAACCTAATGTAAATGTAAATGATAATAATAAGAATATTATTAAACATACTATACACATAGATAATAATATTCTTTTCGAGCAAATTAAAAATTTGCCCGAGTATCTTAAAAATTTTCAAGGGAATAAACTTTATCTCTTTGTGGCTTATCGGTTTTGGGAATTGTGGAAAAAGGAAAACCCTACCAATCTCACAGTGAAGAACGCTAATGTTTCCAAGTGGTATAATGAAGTTCGTAAAATCGTAGAAATAGACAAAACCACGATAGAAAGGCTGATAGGCATCTACGCCTACTTTAAGCAAATCCAAAAGGGAGAGGCTGGTTTTAGGCGGTTTTGGTTTGATACGATAAAATCCATTCACGGCATCAGGAAGAAGAACAAAGCAGGGGAATACTATCTGGACAGGATTATTACCGAGGTAAATGAAGAGCTGGAAAGAAACGAGGATTTTGAAAGGTTGGTAGTGGATTTAATCCAAAAAACGAAAGATTATGCGAGCAATAAGATACCTAAAAAATAGATTTGAGTTTGCTGCGAAGAATGGGAAACCGCTATACATCAACCAAAACGATGTAGATGCTCTAAACCAAATCATAGAATTTGCTAATGGAAAACCTAAAAGCACCGAATTAGAAGACAGTTTGATGCTGTTCTACATTCTGCAACACTGGAAAGTAGAAAACAAAGAAAATCAGAAGCTGGTGGCAACGGAGAACAAACAAGGAATTTTTGAAATAACAGGGGCGGATATTATTCTTAAAAAACTTTCTATGATGCTGGAACCAAAATGTTGGATTATTGAGCAGATAAGGGATGAATTAAGAGTTCATCAGGCGATGAATGGGATACCGAAAAATGAAAGAATACCCACCAAAGCAGTGGCGGAGTTGTTAGATGAGATTTTAGAAATAGCAAAGAATAACTTTCCATTGGCAAGGGAGCTAAATGAATACGATGTAAGATATGTTGATAGAGCCAATAAAACTAAATAATATTCCAGAAGCAGAATGTGAGGTTCTCAATCTTGAAGATTTTAAAATCAATCCTGATGAGGATATACCAGAGCCGATACCGATTTTGCACACTTGGGATGAAAGAGGAAACCTCCTGCCGATATTCACAGAAGATAATATCTCTATGATACAGGGGAAGGCAAAATCAAGAAAATCAACCTTTATCAGAGCGATAAGCACGGCAGTAATGGGCGGTAAATTCGGAATGCTGGAATGCACCTACCGAAGAAACAGAATGGCGATTTTTGACACAGAACAGGGCGCTTATCATTGTTCAAGAGCAGTGAGACAGATTAAGCAGTTAAGCGGAAGAAATGTTGATTATTACAAACTCGCAGGGCTTCCAGTAGCAAGCAAAAAATACTTGGTAGAAACCCACTTAAAACAGAATCCTGATTGTGGTTTTGTGATTTTGGATAACATCGTGCATTTCCTGCTGGATTTCAATTCATCAACCGAAAGTTCTGAACTGAACGAATGGCTGATAAAACTCAAAGGAGAGTATAACACCCACATCTGTGTTGTGCTGCACGAAAACGGAAGTGATACAGGGAACGGAAAAGCAAAAGGGCATATCGGAACTTTACTTGAAAACACTTGTGAAACTATCATCCGAGTAGAAAAAGACAAAGATGACAGAGGGCAAAGTATCGTAAGTCCAAAAGCAATGCGAGGATTGGAATTTAACCCTATTCTGATGCAGGTAGATTATCAAGGAGTGCCTTATCTCTCTTGGTATGAAGAGACAGATAAACCTAAAAAGATGAGATTATGACACTGGAAGAATTTAAAAAAGACCCAATGAAAGTAATTGAAAAGGTCGCTAAAAGCAAAGATATAAACGCCCTTATAAAAGCCTATGAGGAGCAGAGAAAAGAACAGAGAAAAAGATATAAAAACAAACAAAATCAAGATGAACACGGATATAGTGAAACCTAATATAGGAGAATTAACAAAGGCTAAAAAAACACTTGAAAAAGCCAAAGAACTAAACCGAAAGGTAAAGTTTGTCCCAATGGGATATTCGCCATCTTGGGAGCGAGAGAAGGAAGTAATCAAAGCCAAAAAGGAGAATTTAGATAAATCAGCATACAAGCCGAAAGATTACAGCATACACACGCCAAAAGGGGGCAAAATCCATGTTCCAGAGGGATACCTCAAAGTAAAGGATTTGCGAGAGAAATTCTTGGAGAAAATAGGCTCTTATGTCACAAGGCTGGATATGGAATACCGAAGCCGAGTAAAGGAGGTTATCTTGGGTTCTGTAAAGGCCTACGAATGGAACGAGGAGATTTTCAATGAAGTAACAAGCAATTATAAACGAAAAAAGAGATACAAAAAATGGTAGTAATAGTTTTAATCCTAATCTTATCAATCGCCATTGTGATTATAGCATGGAGCAGCGATATTAAGATGCTGGAAGACCGAATAGAGGAATTAACAGAAAAATTAGAGCAATATGAAAATAGTAAAGTTAATAGCGCTGGTGCTGTTCCTGTGCAGTTGCAAAGCGAAAGACCCTTACAAGCAATTCAAAAAAGAGATAAAAAATAAACCAAGTAAAGAACAAGTAAACAAACATTTAGCATGAATACAGCAGGACAACACCTTACGGAATACCATAAAAAACTCTTGAAAAAAGAAGCCAAATACGAAAAGAAAGTAAGAACAAGAAGAATTGAAAGCCTTACCATTGAGGAGCATGTAAAATTAAAATCCATCATGTCGCAGTTCTACTGCACGGTAGCCTTGCAGATTGAGTTGGTAGATGCACTGGAAGAAATGAAAATGTTAAATGGATATCCCTTTGTTGAGGACTTAAGAAAGGCGGTTATATTCATGAATAACAGCATGTATGAAAGCGCTGTGAAAAACGAAGAAGATGATTTAGTAAGGCAGGTATGGGAGAAGAAAATGGAAAACATCGTGAAAATTATGCCTCAGCTTAACGCAAAGCAGTTTGATATGCTGGAAGAGTTTATTAGGAATTTGAGATATAAGAAGTAAACAATGAATCACAGGAGATTTGCTGTTTCCGAAGAGATTGCAAAGGAATTACAAGAAATAGGTGTAGAGCCAAACATGTTTTCACGCAGAAAACAAGAGGTATTTATCAAAAATTCAGGCTTATTGTTCAAATGGTTTGAAAATAGAGGGTATCCAAGTCACTTATTTGCTGTTTTTTTTGGATTCCAAAGGCAAAAATCACAACTTTTCTTTGGCTTACGAAATACTTGACAACAGAAAAATAAAACTCTTTGACACTTACGAGGAAGCAAGAATAGAATGCATAAAAGAACTAATTGAAATTTATAAAAATGAATTATAGAGATATAACAGTTTCCATTGAAATAGCAAAGGAGCTTAAAAAAATAGGTTTTGATGAAGAGTGCATTTTTCAGCACTATTTGGGCGGAGAGGTGTTTATTAGTGGAAGATTAGAAGAGGAATCTGTGTTTGATTATGTTAATCACAATTTCTCTGATATTGAGAATATCAAAAACGAAGAACACGAAGAAACTATTGCAGTTCCGACTTACGAGCAAGTGTTTGACTGGTTTAGAAACAAGGAAATAGAGGGCTTTATTACTCCTGTTCAGAAAGAAGAAATAAAGATGTACGAAGTTTTTGTTTTGGCAGATAAAACCTTGTTTATGGCAGGAAGATACGAATTTTACAGAGAGGCAAGGCTGGAATGCGTTAAAGAACTGATAGAAATCTATAAAATAATACATGATAATTAAAAACAATGGAATATGAAAACAATAGGAGAGATAAGATGTAATATTGATAGTCTAAAAACAGAGCCAAATTTAGTAGAATATATAAGGTCTGATTTAGCAGGTATTATTGATATGTTAGAAAAACAAAGGGGTGACAAAAATACATCACCAGCAAGTGCAGAAAAGCAAAGATTGATTTCTATCGCACAAACAAAGTTAGAGGAAGCATGTATGTTCGCTGTAAAGGCAATATACACGAAATAAACTTCCAAATAAGTAACTTACTAAATAGTAACATTTAAAAAATATTTAAAAATGAAAATTCTGTACCTGACATTGAAGAAAAAATGGTTTGACTTAATTAAATCGGGAGAAAAAACGGAAGAATACCGTGAAATAAAACCTTATTGGGAAAAGCGGTTTGAAGGGATAAGTTCTGGAAAGCTTCATTTCAAAAACGGATATTCTAAAAAGGCTCCCCACTTCATTATAGAATTAAAGGGAATTGAGATAAGAGAGGGCAAAGAAGAATGGGGAGCAGAAAAAGGCAAGAAGTATTTTGTTTTAAAATTAGGTAAAATATTATGAGAATGGAAATAGGAGGAAACATTCATGATAACCCAGAATTAGTTAAATAAAAAATAGATGAATTTTTGTATTTAAATATATTAAAAGTATAAAGATGAATAAACCTAAGGTAGGAGAAATATGGAAAATCCAAAGAGCTAGATGGATATTTAAAAACACCAAAAAAGGTGATATTATTTATGAAAATGGTATGAAAATAAAAGTTTTAAATGTAAAATTTTGGAGTTCTGATGTGGATTTTCACGATTTAATAATTCTAACCTTAAAAAGATTACCAGATAAAACTTGGTTTGAAATCATAAAAGAAAAATTATGTAGATTATGGAAACAAAAGAAATGAAAATACAGGTGCCAGAGGGTTACGAAATTGATAGAGAAAAATCAACTTTTGAAAATATAGTTTTTAAGAAGGTTGAAAATGAACTTCCGAAGAGTTGGGAAGATTTATACGAAGTTGGGGGTTGGTTTGTGGATTTTCACAGTGATGTTGTTACTTCGGGCAGTATGCGCACGGGAGATAGTGTTAAAAACAGATTTCCCACAAAAGAAGAAGCCGAAGCATGTTTAGCACTTGCTCAATTATGTCAGTTAAGGGATAGATACAATGATGGATGGAAGCCTGATTGGAAAGATAGTACTATGAAGCATTGCATATATTTTTCTAAAGGTGAAATTAAAAGTGGGTGTCAATTTGACCATAGTAGAGTTTTAACTTTTGAAAAACCAACAGTTAGAGACAAATTTTTAGAAAATTTTAGAAATTTAATTGAAATAGCAAAACCTTTATTGTAATAGGAAATTGAAATAAACACCCTTTGAAATTTGATTTTGGGAATCCTTAAATCGCGCGACAAAACCAAAAATCAAAGATAAAAACAAAGGAAAGTGGCAGAATATAATTTAAAAAACATCAAGCAGGATTTCAAAGACAAAGGCATTTTCTACACACAGCCTGAATTAGCCTTGTTTATGAAAAACTTGATAGATACAGAGATTAGGGATGTGTATGACCCTACCTGTGGAGCAGGAAACCTCCTTGCGGTCTTTGATGATGACTTACCAAAATATGGACAAGAACTAAATGACCACCAGCTGGAATACGCCCAAAATAACCTGAAAAACTTTACAGGATATTGTGGGGACACCCTTAAAGACCCTGCATTTATGGACAAAAGATTTTCCTGCATTATGGGAAATCCTCCGTTTTCAATCAAGTGGGAGCCACCAGCAACAGGTTTGTTTATAGACGAAAGGTTTAAAGATGTTCCTGCCCTACCTCCCAAGAGCAAAGCAGACTACGCATTTCTTCTTCATATTATCCACCTCTTGGCAGATGATGGCATTGCAGTGGTCTTGAATTTCCCTGGAATCGCCTATCGTGGAAATGCAGAGGGGAAAATCAGAAGATATATCATAGAGCATAACTGGATAGAGAAAGTAATCCATATCGGAGGAGGAACCTTTGTAGACACGAACATTGCTACAATCTGCCTTGTCTTAAAGAAGAACAAAACCTCAACGGATATAGAGTTTATCGATGATGAGAAAAAGATAAGCCGAAAGGTCAGTCTTGAAGAAGTGACAAAAAATGACTTTACGCTGTCTGTTAGCACCTATGTACAAGAGGAGATTGAGGAAGTGGTGGTAGATGAAGACAAGATGAACGAAGATAGCAGGATGTCTTCTTTGAGGATGATTAGGAACAGTATAATGTTTCAAAGAGATATAAGCGTTTTCACTGGATACCCTTTTGAGCGTTTTTTAAACCAAGTAGAGGATGTAATTAAAGAATTTAAATAAGCAAAGATATGGGAAATAACATTTATCCTACCTATGAAGAAGCAAGAGAAGAGCTGTTAAAAATGTTAATTAAAATTTATAAAGAAAATATTTAGATATGAGAAAGTTTTTAGTTTTTGCTTTAATCGGAGGTGTGTTATATTTAATAATAATCCTCGATTCTAAGGAAAGATCCGAATGTGAAGAAGCCAGAAGAACAGGCGTTTTAGTAGATGTAGTAAAAGAGGATAGAAGGAGTTACTCTGAATACTACTCGGTATGGAAGTTAGGTAATAGATATATAACATGCGACTCAGATATAGTTGAGTATGCGGTCTTTAATAGAAAAAGAAAATAATATTATGAAATACAAAATAACTTATAAATACAATGTACACTATCCTGACCCAAGAGGAACACTCTCTTTTGTTCGTGAAATGAATGTTAAGGTTGAGGATGAAAAACAGTTGTATAACCAAATAGAGCGTTTTGAAGCGGACGGTAAACGCGAAGTAATAGAAATTAGAAAAATAGAAAATGGAAAAACAAATATTTAAAGTAGGAGATAGAGTTTTTGACCATAGATTTGGATGGGGTGAAGTTACTTATGTTTATTCTATCAAAAAGGTAAAAGATGCTTATAATTCTTTTAATTGTGAAGTTAAATTTGATAAATACACAGACGAAAAACCTTTTATTTACACTGACCATGGAGCATTAACAGCGTTATCCTTCACAGAATACACACTACAAGGATTTACCCAAGAAAAACCTATGAATTACGATGATTATATAGGAAAATGGGGTAAGTTTTGGGATAATAAAGAGAAGACAGTTGCAATAGGTAAATTGTGTGATTATAAACCACATGCAATCTGTCGTTTCAAAATGAGAACCCACGACGATGAAGTTGCTTTTTACACAAACTTCGAACCACTAACAGAGGAACAGATAAAAGTTTTAGGACTATGAATGAAATAAAAATAAGACCTATTGTAGAATTACTAAAAGTACTTAGAGACAATACAGATAAGATAGTTCTGTGGCAGTCACCATTAGATGGCGTGGATGAATTAACAGTTTTTCATAAATTGTTTAGTAGAGAAGAAAAATATATCTTGAAATGTCTGCTTGTAGAGTGGGGAGTGAAACCTGACAAATATGTGGTAGAACCAATATGGAATATTTTAGATAAAATAATTGAATATGAAACTAAGAGATAAATTAGATGATATTCTAAAAGAATACATCAGGCTGTTTGAGGAAAAACACGAGGTGTTCTTTGACTATGCCGTAGGAGATGATTTAATGGGGCTTTTATGCTTTGGGGAGTATTTATTTGCTGCAAGAGATGTAATCTACGATATAGACAACGATTTACCCAAAAACCTCATCTTCCGATGGCAGGATGATAGTTTTGACAGCCTGAAAAACCCTCAACACGCAAAAATAAACCTCCAATCCTACGCAATGGGATTAAGATTTGAAGATTTAAATAAGTAAAATATGGATTTAAGACAACAAAACGCTATAAACTATAAAGAATATATAGGAAGGTGGGGTAAATTTAATGACCATGGTGAGGAAGATTGTAGTATATGTAAATTAAAAGATGTGAATCATAACGGTCAGTTTGTAGATTATTTAGGTAACAAATGGGATGAGTTCGAACCTTTGACTGATGAACAGGTGGAATTATTGTCCAAAATAACAAGAAACGCAGACCTTTTAATAAGTGAAGAACATCTTCCTCATCAATCAAATGTTTTGAGTGACTATGCTCAAGTATTTATAGACCATTTTGGGAGGAGATTTGATTCCGATGGACATTTCTTTGAAGTAGAAATCATATATTTGGAACAAGTAACATTTATGAAATTTAAGGTTATTCCACAGCCTTCTGAATTTAAAAATTCCATTCAATGGAGTGAAAAAGATGTTACCCATCTTCTTTCAGAATTAGGATATGAAGACTTAAGTGATGAGAGTTTATTACAGAAAGGTATAAGAGGATTTGAATCGGAATATTTTTATGTAGCAAGATTTAATCAATACAAATATTGGCAGCCTATAATGGCATATTTGGATATGTCAGATTTTATACATGATTTTTTTAAAATAACAAGAGGAGAATAAAAGTAAATTATGAACGATTCAGCATTTGAAGAAAGAGTAAATCACCCAAGCCATTACAACACTGGGAAGATTGAAGTAATAGACTTTATAGAAGACCAAAACCTGAATTTCAATTTAGGTAACGCCGTGAAATACATCAGCCGAGCAGGAAAGAAAGACCCTAAAAAATTCAGGGAAGACTTGGAAAAAGCTGTTTGGTATCTTAACAGAGAATTAAAAAAGAATAGCGAGGTATAAACTTCGCTATTTCTTTTTCCTGAAAAAATTACAATAAGACTGATTCGTTTTGAAAAATAATGCTGATATTTTCAATAAGGCTAAAAAGCATTATTTTTTCTGATTCCTAACCATTCGCCTTTTCCTGTATAAATATGGTCGTAATCTGTTGGGACATCTATAAGCTCAAAAACGCTAACATTTAAAAACTCGGCAATCTTTTGAAGCTTATCAAAAGGTATTCCGTGGGTTTCGTTTAGGTAGTTATTCATCATTTGTGGGCTACATTCTGCTGCGGTAGCAATATCTGATATTTTAACCCCTTTTTCTTTGGCCTTTTCTCTAATTAGTAAAATACTCATTATTTTAATTTTATATGGCAAATATAAAACATAACACCGAAAAAACAAACACAAAAATAAAATATATTTTAAATCAATCTTCGGCCATGTTTTT